ATCAGCAGGCCAGATGAAGAAATTCCCTAAAGCAGCTAAAGATCCTAACAGCCGTTTGAGACAGGCTAGAAAACGTTGGAAATGTTGAACATGAAAAAATCGATAAAGAAATATTCTAAAGGTAAAAGAGTTATATCCTCTGAAAATTTCCCAAAGATACCAATGGAAGACGATGTTATTACTAGTCCTTTAGAAAAAACACCGTTACCACCAATTAAGCCAAAAAGGAAGAAGCCTATGAAGAAAAAGAAAAACGTCAAAAAATATGCGGTTGGCGGCGATTTACGAATGGCCCCGCCTTTTGGGATGAATGATCTTGATCCGGGGGGGATGGTACTACCTTACACGCCGGGCGGTGGTGGTGGTGGTGGTGATGACACAGCTACTGGGCAAGTAAAGCAAGTCTCTAAGTCCGCAGCAAGGGCCGCAGATAAACTTAGCGGAGCCGGTCGAGCACAACAGCAAGCGGGTTCAATGCTTGGAAATGTGGGCAATAACCCGATAGCACCAACACCGACTTTTCCGAATTTTGGCTCTTTCCGCAAGGGGGGAAAGGTCAAAAAGTCTGCGAAGAAATCCGCGAAGAAGAATACGAAAATCCGTGGTTATGGTATGGCAAAAGGTGGAAGACCTTGTAAAATGGTGTCTATGAAAGGATCTTGATATGGCTAGAAAACGCTGGAGATGTTAATATGATACCAATTGTAATAGCTGGAATGGCAGTAGCTAGATTAGTTGCACCAGTAATAGCAAAGAAATTAATTAGAGAGGGTCTTGCAAAACCTGCTGCTAAGGCTGCAAAGGTTAGCCCCTCTAAACCTATAACAAGTATGAATCAACTTCCTAATAATCTAATTAAGCCTCCTAAACCTTCTACACCTTCTGTAAACACTGGAAAAAGAACTGTATCTCAAAGCAAAGAACTTACGGCTAGGACAAAAAAGAATAGGAATCAGGTTGCAGAAGCTAAAAACGAAGCTCGCTCTCCAAATTCTAGTGTTGCTACGAATAAGCCTATGAGCGTAGTGGATAGAGCAAAACAAGAAATGAGCATAGCAGGTAAGTCTGCAAGTAAAGTAAGAGGTGCTGAACAAGCACGAGGGTCTCTTAGTAAAGTTCCATCAGGTCAAAAAGGAATGCGCTTACCAAGTAAAGGTGAAACAGTAAAACGTAAAGCTGGTGGTACAGTTAAGTACAGCAACGGTGGTAAAGTACGTGGTTATGGTATGGCGAAGGGTGGAAGAGCTTGTAAAATGGTGTCTATGAAGGGTTCTTAGTATAATGGGTAACAAAACTGGGCAAGAGATACTTACCAAAGAAAGCAATCAAAGCACTGTCATCAAAGGAATATGCAGCGACCACCAGAGCAAAGATAAAAGGGACTGCTGCCGGGAAAAAGAACGTGCCGCAGCCAAAAACAATAGCTAAAAAGACAGCTAGGTATAGGAAAACGTAATGGCGAAGGGTGTAAAACATTATTTTAAAAATGGTACTGAGCATAAGGGTGGGGTGCATAAGCATCCCGATGGCACTCTTATGACCGGGAAAGTAATGTCTAATACTGCTAAAAAGCTATATCATTACGGCCAATTGCTGGGTAAAGCCCGACAAAAAGCTAAGACATCTTGGAGTAAATGATGGCTACATCCGGTACAACCGCTTTCAATATGGACTTTACGGAGATCGCTGAAGAGGCGTGGGAACGTGCTGGTTCCGAAATGCGTTCCGGGTATGACCTTCGTACTGCCCGGAGATCCATGAATTTGCTTACTATTGAGTGGCAGAACCGTGGTATCAATATGTGGACTATTGATAGCGGCACTGTAAGTCTTGTTAGTGGCACGAGCCAGTATACCCTTCCTACGGATACTATTGATTTACTAGAACAATCTATTCGTACCAATGCCGGGGACACGAACACACAATCAGATATCAATATAAGTCGTATAAGTGTCAGTACGTATGCCTCTATACCTAATAAGTTATCACAGGGAAGGCCCATACAAATTTGGATCGAGCGATTAGTAGATGCCCCTCGGGTAAATGTATGGCCTGTCCCTGATAGTAACGATTATACACTTGTTTACTGGCGTATGCGCCGGGTTGAAGATGCTGGGGGTGGTGTTGAAACTGCCGATATGAATTTCAGATTCCTACCTTGTTTGGTAGCGGGGCTTGCGTATCAGATTGCCATGAAATCCCCTGATCTTGCTCCCAGAGTGTCTATGTTGAAAGCTGAGTATGAAGCTCAATTTGGGTTAGCTTCAGGAGAAGATCGAGAAAAAGCATCCGTGCGGTTTGTCCCACGCGTGGCTAGAGTGTAGTTATGGCTGCTAGATTTGCATCTTCCAAAAATGCTCTCGCTATGTGTGACGTATGTGGGTTTCAATATAAACTACGAAAGTTAAAAGATTTAGTTAGGAAAGGTATTTCTACTAATATAAAAGCATGCCCGACTTGCTGGAACCCTGACCATCCCCAATTAAAGTTGGGTATGTATCCAGTAGATGATCCCCAAGCAATACGTGACCCAAGGCCAGATACTAGTCTTGGAGAGTCAGGCGATTATAGCAGTAGGGGCATACAGTGGGGTTGGAACCCTGTTGGCGGTGGAGTTGATCCTTATAACTTAACCCCCGATGATCTAGCCGCTACTGGGTCTACGGGCCAAGTTGTAGTAGTTACTTCTTAGAGGTTTGGACAAGATATGAACTACACCGAATTAAAAACGAATATACAAGATATCTGTGAAATGACTTTTACGGATGCCCAGCTCGCTATGTTTACGGATCAAGCAGAGCAAAAGATATACAATACCGTACAAATACCCGCTTTGCGGAGAAACGTAGTTGGCACTTTAACCAACGGGAACAAGTACTTAAGTATACCCTCAGATTTTTTATATGTGTACAGCTTATCAGTTGTGAACAGCAGCAGCGTTTATGTGTACTTACTAAACAAAGACGTTAATTTTATTCGCGAAGCGTACCCGAACCCCGCTACTACGGGCTTGCCCGCGCACTATTCGCTGTTTTCTGATTCGGCTATTCTGTTAGGGCCAACACCTGACAGTGGGTATACAACGGAGTTGCATTATGGTTATTACCCCGCGTCGATAGTAACTGCCAGTACTACGTGGTTGGGTGATGAATTTGATTCTGCCCTTCTAAACGGAGCTTTGATTGAGGCTGTACGATTTATGAAGGGTGAGGCAGACGTAATAGCTAACTACGAGAAACTATATTTACAAGCCATAACACTGTTAAAAAATCTTGGTGATGGTAAATTAAGAGAAGACGCATATCGGTCGGGTCAGTACCGGCAGGAAGTAGGTTAGGAACATATAATGGCAATTACACAGGCAATGTGTACTTCTTTCAAAAAAGAGCTTTTGGAGGCGGTACATAATTTCAAAAATAGTGGTGGGGATACTTTTAAAATAGCCCTATACACTTCTAGTGCAACTATGAGTGCTGCTACAACGGCATATAGCGCGACTAACGAAGTATCTGGTACGGGGTATACCGCAGGGGGCAATACGTTAACAAGAGTTGACCCATCAAGTAGTGGTACCACCGGGTTTACAGATTTTGCCGATACTACTTGGAGTAGTGCATCAATTACAGCGCGGGGAGCTTTGATTTATAACGATACTGACTCTGATAAAGCGGTGGCGGTACTTGATTTCGGGGCAGATAAGACTGCTTCTGGTGGTGATTTCACCATTACGTTCCCCGCAGCAGACGCAAGTAACGCGATAATACGTATCGCGTAGTTTTGTAGAATTAAGTTGTGTCTAATACAGATTTAGGTGGTTGGGGAAGAGGCACTTGGGGGCAGGGTGCTTGGAGCACCGCTCTTCCCGTAGCTGTTACAGGGGTAGCGGGTACTTCCGCTCTTGGGTCTGAAACCGCTACTGGCGGTGCGACTATCGCTGTTACAGGAGTAGTAGGTACTTCTGCTGTTGGATCTGAAACCGCTACTGGCGGGGCAACTATTGCTGTTACAGGGGTAGCGGGTACCTCCGCTCTCGGTTCTGAGGCAGTTACTGGTGGTGCGACTATCGCGGTAACCGCCGCCGCCGCGACAGGTAGTATTGGTTCTGTTACCGTAGTTACTCATGCTATTGTTGAAGCCACGGGGGTAGCGGGTACCTCCGCTCTCGGTTCTGAGACTGCTACTGGCGGGGCAACTATAGCGGTAACCGGGGTTAGTGCTACCGCTACTGCTGGTGATGTGTTTATCTGGGGAGAAATAGACACCGATCAGACACCAAATTATGCGGTTGTAAGTACTTCGCAAACGCCGGATTATGCAGCTATAAGTACTTCGCAAACACCGGATTGGCAAAATGTCACTGTATTTTAATACATACCCTGTTATATTCCGATAACAGCTACCGTAAGAGGTTAGATAAATGGCAACAACATATACGACCCTATTAAAATTAGCCAAACCTACTCAGGGAGAGTTAGATGGCTCTTGGGGTACCGTAGTAAATGATAATATCACCTCGATGGTGGAAGAAGCTATCGCGGGTCGTAGTGTTATTAATACTTGGTCTAGTAATTCACATACTCTCACAACGGCGGATGGTACTACGGCAGAGTCTAGAGCAGCTATGCTTAGTCTTACTGATAGTGGTGACCAGCTAGGAACAAATGCAGCCACCGTGGTATGCCCCGCCCTCTCTAAAATCTACATAGTAAAGAATGCTGTAGGCCAAGCAGCTACCTTGAAGACCGCCTCTGGTACTGGTATCGCCATACCAAACGGCAAAACAATGGTTCTGTTCTGTGATGGTACGAACGTAGAAGAAGCAATTAATAACTTTACTGGGGCACTCACGACTGCCGCGATAACCGCTAGTGGCGCTGTTACTGTAGGCGTAGATGACACGGGTTACGACGTACAGTTTTTTGGTGCGACCAGCGGCAAATCCCTTCTTTGGGATGAGTCAGCCGACAGTTTGATCGTAACAGGGACGACTACTTTAGTAGGGACCACCAACTTAGACGCAGTAGACATTGATGGGGCTGTTCAGTTAGACAGCACGCTAACCGTAGGCGTCAACGACACTGGCTATGACGTAAAGCTATTTGGCGCTACTTCCGGGGCATACATGCTGTGGGACGAGAGCGCCGATGATCTGAAGTTAGT